CAATCCTCAGAGGATTACTTTAGAGATAAGTTCTTTGAAAAAGTAAAAGCTGAAGCATTTAATGCTTTGCCTGATGAGATTAAGTATTTAGCAGATGGATACATGAAAGGTGTTCCATTGAATGATTTACTTAACTCAAAATCACGTCAAGAGTCTTTTGCATCCATCAATGATGAGGCGCTAAAAGATGATGAAAAGCTCCAAGAAAGTCTTGTTGAACAATGGCTTGCATTGCAAGACCATGATGCAGATGAGATTAAAGATAAAGTAGAGTCTTATAAGGACGGATTATTGTTAGAGAAAGAAGCTAAAGTAGCTCTTAAGAAACTTAAGAAATATGAATCTTCTTATCAACAACAATTAGGTTATGAAGCAGAGCAAAGACAATTAGCTGCTCAGCAACAATATAATAATCAGATTAATACTCTTAAAAAGCAAATTGAAACATCAGAAAGTTTTATTCCTGGTGTTCCTCTTCAGAAGCAAGATAAAGAAAAGTTATTTATGGCTATTACTCGTCGTGATAGAAATGGTCGTACAGAACTAGAAAATAGAATGTCTTCTCAAGAAATGCAACTTGCCGTAGCACAATTTGTAATGCAACTAGAAGGTAAGCTAGACGCAGTAGAAAGAAAAGCTTATACTAAAGCTGCTCAAACAACTAAGAATGTTATTAATACTGAGAATACAAATGCAAAAAATAGTAAAATAGATATGTCAGTTATCAAGAAGGCAATTGACCAATCTAAAAAATCTTATAAATTCTAATACTAACTTAAATTAAAACTGTTAAATGGCTGCAACTCAAAAATTAAATTCCTTGCAGGTTAGTTACGCTAAGTCTTGGGCTGGCCTAACTACTGAAAACCACTTATACGCTATTTACCAAAATGACGTACAATTAGCTTCAGATATTGTTACTGAAGTGTTCAATCGTATGGGTTATATTGGATTGGATTCTTTCCTTTCTAAATACCCTACTAAATTGTTTGATCATGATGGTGAGTACAAGTGGATGTTAAAAGGTGATAGCCGTCGTGCTATTCCTATTGTATCTTACTCTGCTACTAATGCAGCAACTCCTGGATTAGGTAAGACTACATTTGAAATTACATTAGCTGAAAAATTCTTCGTAGCTTCTGACTATGTATCATTTGATGATATAGATCATGGAGTACGTATTGAAGATGATGGGCGTCCTGATGGTACAAATTGGGTATTTACTGTACGCCACATGCGTGCTGATGGTGGATACTTTATTCCTACTGAATTATTACGTGCAGGTCGTAAGGTAGCTAAGTTGTATAACTCAGTTACAAACACATTAAATGACCAATACGGAGAGACTCAATTTAGCTCAATGTTTGAAATGCGTAACCAGTTCTCTACACTTTCTAAAAAGTATGTAGTACCTGGAAATATGCAAGACCGTCCTTTGTTAATTAAAATGACAGGTTCAGAAGGAAAATCTGTAACTGTTTGGACTAAATGGCAAGAGATGGAATTCAACTTCCAATGGGCTAAGGAAAAAGCTAACCAATTAATGTATTCTACTTTAAATAGTAACATTGATGGTACTTTTACTCAAAAAGCTCCTAATGGATTCCCTATTAAACAAGGTGCAGGTTTACGTGAGCAAATCTCTCCAACTTACAAGTTTTACTACAACACATTAACATTAGATTATTTGTTGGAAGTAATGACAAACTTATCCATTAACATTTTACCTGAAGATGAGCGTGAGTTCTTAATCCTTACAGGTGAGAGAGGAATGATTCAATTCCACAAGTTAATTGAAGATAAGATTGGTATTTTAATTCCTCTTGGAGATACTGAGCGTATTAAAGGCGCAGGTCAAAACAAGACATTAGGAGGCCAATACAAGCAATTCTTAGGACCTCAAGGTATCAAGATTACTGTAGCTCACATGCCTCAGTATGATGATGCTGTATTACACCGTATGGAGCATCCTGATGGTGGATATACTGAGAACTATCGTATGACTATTTTCAACATTGGTACTACTAATGGTGAGCCAAATATTCAGAAAGTAGCGCCTAAGGGTCGTTCAGAAATTAAATGGTATGTTCCAGGTTCAACTACACCTTTTGGTCCTCAAAATGGTGGTATGGGAGCTTCTCCAGTTGATGGTTATGAAATGTTCTGCCAAGCTACGCAAGGTATTATGTTGAAAAACCCATTAAGTGCTTGTGAATTAATTCCAGATATTACTTATTAATAAATAAAAAATTCTAATTGTGATGGAGAAAAGTGTAGTTGAAAATACAAAAAACAATAAAGTGGAAGGTCCTCTTTCTAAAATATCAGGTAAATGGTCAGTGAAGCCTTGCAGAAAATCTTGGCTTCACGCCATTAACCCTAATCATGATGGTAATACTATCTTCTCTGGTTCTCAGATTTGGATAGTACCAGCTAGAGCTAGGGATAATTCTGATATTGTGATAACAGGTTTATCAGAGGAAGAAAGAATTGCGTTTGAAGCAGAGATGTTCGTACAACCAGGTTCATTATCACCGTATAATAGAAAGTTTTGGGCAGAGCATAGAAATGCAATTAAAATTCCTAAAGAAGGACTAACCCTTGATTGTGACAATAATGTTAAACATAAACTTTGGTATAAGATTCTTAATGCTTCACATCGTGTAGCTAAAGGTAAAGAAGATTTAGCTGTTAATGCAATGGCTGATGTAGTTTTATCTTCAGTAGACCAAGAAGCTAAGTATGATACTGAAAAGATTAATCTTAAGACTAAAGCTTATGTTAAGTTTAGTGGAATGAGTTTAGCTGATAAAGCAAATTACTTGAAGGTATTTGACGAAGGTGCAATGAAAGTAGATAGTATGACTAAGCCTGATTTAATTGATCAGACTTTAGGAAATATTGTTGAAGCACGTCCTGATGAGTTCCTTCAAACATTTGATAATCCTTATTATAAGGACTTTATTTTACTAGAAGATTTCATTAGTAATAATATAGTTATACGTAAAGGTGGTAAGTTTTTTATCAATGGTGGAGTAGAGCTAGGCACTACTAAATCAGAAGTAATCAATAGACTTAAGTCTGATGATTTTCAAGATACAAAAATTGGCCTTCTTGCAAAATTAAAAGCTGTTAAGTGATATGATAATGTCATTACAAGATATGCATGATCAGTTCTTACACTGGTTTGACAAGCAGAGCAATAATACTGCTCCTGAAGTCACGCCTGAAGAAATTGACATTTATCTTAATAATGCACAATATCAATTCATAAAAGTTCTTGTAGAACAAGGATTAGAGAAATCTCAGGAGTGGTTGGATTATACTAAGAATATAACTAATTCTTATTCAACTACTTCTTTTTCTCCTGGTAATAAACCTAATGGTATAAATGTACTTTTACCTGGTGATTATAGTTTAGCTCTTTTAGAAGAAGCTACTATACAATATACAGATTGTGGTACAACTCAAACTAAAAGGGTTCCTGTTATTCCTGTAACAAGAGATGAATATAACAAGGTTGTAACTAATCCTTTTAAGAAACCTTGGAAGGAAGAAATTATTAGGTTAACTAGTAATGGTACATCACCTAATTTTTATTTTCAATTAATAGGTTTTACTGGAGCTACTATAACTAATTACTACTTAGACTACTTAAAAGAACCTGCTAGAATTCAATTTGGTTCAATGTACTCTGTACCAACTACAGACCAAGTCTGTGAGTTAGAGCCTAAAGCAGCTACTAAGATAGTAGAGATAGCAGTAGAATTAGCTATGAAGACTATGGGTGACCCAAGATTACAATTAGAACAATTAGATAAACTCGTAAAACAAATATAAAAAATGGCTTTACTTCAAAAAATAAAAACTATCTCAAGACGAATCTATCAGCTTGAAGGTGGTACTGGTAATAATCAACCAGCTCGTGCATCTGACGTTAATCCTATTATTCAATGGGTTAATGATAGATCAGACGTAAATACTGCAGCTAATGCTGTTACTACAACAGGAACTACTGCTCAAGTTGGTACTTTAAATGCAATTAGTGGTACTGTAACTACAGCTACCCTTACTGTAACTGCTGCACAAAAGACTACTGTTACTATTACTGATGCTTATTGTACTGCAAGTAGTACAGTTATGGCTGTAATAGCAGATGCTAATGTAGGAACAGGAGCAGTATATATTGCAAGTGTTGTACCTGCTGCAGGTTCTTTCGTAGTAACATTAGTAAATGGAATTACTTTAACAGGTACTCCTACTGCAAATATCAAATTCATAATTCTTTAATTAATTAACCTTTAAAATTTAAATCAAAATGAGCGTATTAAGCGTAAAAAATATCCAAGAAACTTTCATTGGAAAAAGTATTGCACGTACAGCTACTCTTCAAGTAATTAATCCTGATGCGAGTGGTTATATTGCTGATGGTGAAGTTGCAGTTTTAAATAGTACAGGAGTTCCTATGACTACTAGTACTACTAATACTTATGCAGCATCTCCATGGATTCAACTTGTTCAACGTAATGGTAATAACTTAGTGTTTTCTTCTAAAATCTATGGTAATAAAGTAACTAATTACTTAGGTCGTGCAGGAGCACAAGGTACAGAACAAATCTACCACATTGGTTACAATGGGTCAACTGGTTCTTTAGACATTACTGCAGGACTTGACTTTCAATTAACTTTAATTGAGAATCAAGATGACATGATGTGGGCTGAGCAAAAGAAAAAGAATGTAACTTCAGTTCCTAATAACTTAGTTACTTCTCAACAAGACTTAGCTAAAGCTGTTGTTAAAAACATAATGAGAAAGTATAATACAGATGGTCTTTCTGTAACTGCTGCTATGTTAAACTCAGGTACAGCTGCTGCATTTACAGTAGCATCTGGTACTTTAACTTGTGCTGTAACTCATGGTTCAAATGTTATTACATTTAACTTAGCTGTTACTAACTCAGGTTTTGGAGCAGGTTCAATTGTACGTTTAGGTACTACTACTGTAGCTTCAGGTCGTGGTGTAGGTATTCCTGTATATACTATACAAGGCTCACACCCTAGTATTGCTAATGCATATATTTTAGATCAACCTTATGCAGGTCCTACACAAAGTGCTATAGCTTTAGCAGATATGGGTCTAGTTACTGCAGGTGCATCTTGGGGAGTTCGTTTTGTAGGTAAATACTTAACTTCTTATCGTCGTGATTTCTTCAAATTTAAGCGTACTGCATTTACTCTTCAAATGAGTGGATTTGGTACTACTGTTATTACTAAGACTCAAGAAACTACTTATGGCTACGGAGATGGTCGTTTAGTATTAGAAGAAGAATCATTTAGCAAAGGATTTGAAGGAGCATTAAACCGTATGAGTGTTCCATTACCTATTGCAAATGAAACTTTTACTGCAGATGGTTCTTTTACTGTAACACAAAATGCTACTTATGCAGATGCATTTACAACTGCTACTACTTTATATGATGCAATTACTATTGAGTTCTTCTCTCAAAACTATGGAACTGTAGTAAGTTCTGCTCCAATGCCACAATTATTAAAAATCTTTATGGTAGATGGTGCAGCTCAAGGTGCTACAGATAATACTACAAAAGCTGTTCAACCTGCATTAAACACTTGGATGGCTAGTACTCCTAGTGCGTTTGCTAACTTATCAGTTTTTGCATAATCCTTTTTGAATATTTGATTCTTTAGTGTTCGATTGTTTGTTTAAAGGGGTAGGTTTATGTTTAGCCTACCCCTTTTTTAAAATATAAAAAATAAAAAATGGCTTTAGTCACAACCA